CTATTCTTTTGTCCGCTCTTTTTTTATTGAAACCTCTATTGAATAAAGATATTCTGTCCTGGTGTTTCCACTCGCTAATCATTTTACCAAAGTACAGTTCGTCCGTATCCCACCTCCAGTAGAAGTGCTTCAGTCTTTCGCAATATTCTTCAAAGGAGTCGCTGAGAGCTAATATGTCCTTGAACGTTGATCCAAGGGCAGCATTGTAGCAAATAGGAAACCTTTTTTCTGGCCTGTCGTTTGGCGCGTCAGATGTCATTATTGCTATATTTTCAGTAGGCACTTCTTCTATTGTTTTAGTAAAGTATTCTTTACTTAGTGGAAGCATGTCTATGTCGGATGTAATGCAGGTTTCGTTGGGATAAAATTGAGTGACATACATTCTTGCTATTTGTGCCTGCGTTGAGCGTTTTATTATTTTATTTTTTTTGATTATATGCACTCTATAATCGTACGCATCGATAATCTCGTCTCTATTGGAGATTAGTACAAGTATAGGTTTTACTCCGATAGCTTCTTGCCATAACGACCTGACTGTTGGCCAAAAGTTTATATAGCCAGTTGTGTCGTCAGCGCTAACTATCGCGTAATCAATTTTCATTGTAGCCTAATGATTTATGAAGTAGATGCATCCTTTTTATATCTATGGATCTATCAGGTGGAAACTTGCATCTGAAGTGAAAGTGATTTTTGTCGATGTTTTTGGGGTAAGCTATATTTTCAGATAGGTCTAGTCTTGGTTGCGGATATCTTTCTATTTTTTCTTTTGCTAGTAGATCTCCAATTGCAACGTCATCCGGTAGGTCTTTCTGTATCTTCATTCTTTTTTCTACGCATATATTGAAGACATCTTTAGATAAAAAGTAGCCAGAGCCAGAACAGAAGGTACGCCCTTTTTTTCTTGGGTATCCATAATGTTTTCCGAAGACTCCGCTGTAGTGATCTAATGTGGGAAGTTGGCTCAATATTTTAAGAAATTGTTCCTTGTGGATGTAGGACGATATATTGGTTCTGAACAAAAAGTCGAAGTTAAAATTTTTATATATAAAATCAAATGCACATAATGTTTTTTTTAATATATTTCTTGATTCGTTTCCAGGGCATAATATATAATCTTGTGATATATGGGTCTCCTTGTATAGGGAATTAGATTTATAGTATAAAATGTTTATGTCTGGGTTTTTGCCTAGTTCGTTAACCCATGTAGGTCTCTGTCCTTCCATCTCTATTTTTTTGAATACTTTGTGTTCTGTTGTTGGTATAAGTACTAGGCACTTCATGTGTTCTTCCAGTTTTCTTCTAGATATCGATATTCTTCTATGTGAGGAAAAAGCTCTATGAATTCTCTAGTTTTTCCTTTTGGTATATTTTTGGGTTGAGGTTCTATATGCATAAGCAATTTGTTTTGGTGGTCAAGCAATTTTGGCACGAAAAAATTTGTTAGGAAAAATTCGTCTGCACCGTAAATAGATTTTGTATCTGTATACTCCTCTATTAGTTCTTTTACGGAAAACGGTAAACTCTTTGCTGCTATGCATCCTGCCATGTAGTACCTCGGCTCCTTTTTTAAAAAAAGCTCTAGCCTGTTATGAACAAACCAGATGCATTGCACTAGGTAGTCTGTCTTTAACCAATCTTCTATGCAGTAAATATCGTTTTCTTGAATAGGGAAATCAAGGTCTCTGCAAACAGCTATGTCACTATCATCAAAAGCTAAAAATCTCCAAAAGCAACCCGACCTGCCTTGAGACCTTGGCATCTCTATTAGTTCGGTATTAGGTAAGTCTTTTAGGAATTTAATTATATCTTTTGGGGCCGTGTCGTCATAGTAAGTTCTGAACTTCCATTCGGGTAGTCTCTCGGATACGAATTTAGCGTTAGACTTTGCTCCTAGCGCATACTTTGTGTATGAATGTGGATTATTATTAAATAGGCAAGTTGATATTACTTTTTTCATAGAAGATATTTTCTCTGCATGTGTTCAGAAATTTCAGAAATAACATCTTCATTAACAAAAAAAGTTTCTTGAAGTTTGTCGTGTACGTCCTGATCCCTCCACCCCTCTATGGCAAAATCTCTTGGCCGACTATGCTCCCCTGTTTCTCCTATGTATTCAAAATTGTTGGTAAAAGTTGCAATTTTTATCATTCCTCTTGAGGCGAAAGCTGCCGAAGTGCAGGAGTCTTGGCTCGAAACTATTTTCCTGGGGTCGACCCCGAAGCTAGCCATTAGAGATTCAATATTAAAATGGGGTCTTTGTCTATAGTCGTTTGGTATGAGACTTAAATAAGACTCTATGATATCTTCTATTTTTTCGTAGGAAGATTTTCGAATTGCATAGGCCCACAAGTGGTCCATTAGCACGAGTTTATCTTTATTCCTTTCTTGTTGGTCAAAGGAAGATTTTTTGAATGCTTGGTTTTCGTAATCTATGTAGGAGTATTTGTAACTAGACTGGGATCTATGATGCTCTCCAAAACAGTTTAGCATACAAACTCTCCCGTCGTCTTTAAATAAATTTATAAGTATATCCAGTTGTTGTATGTAATGTGACTGAAGTAAAGAATCGTCTTCGATGATGATTGCAAACTCATTCTTTGCGAAACCAAGGTTTCTTGCAATTTTCATTATTCTCGCAATCCCTTGATTTTGTTCTTGTTTATGTATTGAGCATTTTGGTAGATATTTTAGGCATAAGTCAACACACTGATTTGATAGCTCTGCGTCGGAACTATTCCTTGGGCCATCTATAACACAAAAAACAGCTCTTTCACTTACTTGGCTCACCAAGGATTCCAATACCCTCTTGAAATAATGCGGTCGATTGTAGGCTACTAAAACTATTGGTGATTTTTCTTGCATATTTGGGTAGATAGGTTTCCGAAGTCATTCGAACCTGTAAGTTGTTTATATTTACAATTGTTGAGGTTGAGTTGCGTGGTGAATACAGTTTCTGGTACTTGAGTCATATAGTCGGGGTATCCGTTATTGTATAGATAGTTTACTGCGTTTTCTATTTTGTTGATGCTTGACATATATTTTTGCATGTAATCATCTGGGCCTAGTGCTATTTGGTCGTTGATTTGGTTTAGTATAGGTAGTTTTTCGTATACGAAGCTAAATGCAAATTCTTTTTTTAGTTCCTCTTCGTGGTTGTAAAACTTGGATGACTCGAAGAGTGGTAACCTTATTGTCTTTGTGTTTAAAGAGTCTCTTATTTCGTGATCTTTGATTCTTTCATTTATTTTAAGGTCTGGCCTAATTCTTATTAGTAAGTCATAATCTTTTTTTCTTAATCGGCTGTATTTGTTTTTTATTTCATTTACTTTACTTAGGTTTATGAGCATTGGTATAATGCTTGGGTTCGGTCGAGTTAGAAATTTATCTAAATTTATTCTTGCTATCTCTTCCTCGAAATTTAGAGCACAGAAACTTTTTGGATTGTATGATGAGCAGAAATTTTTATAGTCTTCGGTGTCCCAGGTCGATATAAATATGTCTGGCCTGAATACTTTTACTATATTCTCGTTTATTGAGTCAAGGCTGGATTCCCAGTCTTCTAGCTTGCCGCTTATACATAATGCTGTTTTCATCCTATTGTTACTTTTGAAATTTCTCTTTGCACTGCATACTTTCCTATATCGCTTAATATGTGAGGGAAGAGCATGTAAGCCTTATTTGATATAATATTTTTAACTATAGTAATAACTGTCCTCATATCGAAATGAAGGGGGAATACAAATTTTTCATTATACAGCCATCTTATTATATATGAATATGGTACGGATCCGTACTGAGAGCAGTATTCGCAGAAAGTAAATGTGGGCTTGCCGAAGTGGTAAGGTATAAATCTAACCCCGGAATCAATCCCGAATGCAGCCAAGCATTTTGAGGATATGTAGAAAATTTCTTCTAATGAGGCATTTATGAATGTGCAGTTGTCGACTCCCTTTTCCATTAGTTTTCTGTATGCAGGTTCCGAGTCTTGATTGTATAAAACTACAAGAGGGAACTGTTTTGAAATTTTATTTATGATTTGATCTATGTACCAGTCCTCCATGTTTGACGGAGCTCCATCTCTGGCGAAAAAATATCCCAATATGAATTCATTGGGGAGATTGATGTCGGGCTTGGGTAATGATTCTGGGCGAGGGAAAAACTGAAAATACTTAAACCACGGAAAATCTTGATCTAGCCAATTTAAGGAGTCTATATGCAAGTCGTAAAACTTGTCATACTGATTTGTCATTTTGTTTAAAATTTCGTCTGGAACGTTTTGTAGTATTCCGGGCTGCTCTTCTTTTAGTTTTTTATTTGGATTGCCTTTTATTGTTGAGGCTGCGATTAATTTTTTATGTTTTTTTGTTTGTATAACATGGATATTGTCGAAATGGGATGGCCATAAATTTTTTAATAAATTTGATTGAAGTTCGCTGCCCTCTGTGTCCGAATAAAGGTCTATTGTGCAGCCCGGATTGACCTCCTTAATTGCGGGAATAAATCTATTTGCCGCAAGGTGGTCTCCTATACCCCCCTCCATTCTTACTGAAATTTTCACTGCTTCACTCCTTTAATGAATAGCCCTCCAGGGCTCATTACTAAGGTTCTGAGGATTGTTTGGGTTTTATTGCAAGTTTTCTTTCTTGAAATGTGACCACTAGTGGACAGCCTATTTAGGCTTGCGGATATTTTTCCGTAAGACATGCCGCCAAGGTCTAACCCTATTTCTTTATTTGATAGAAAGAAAGGCTTGCCGTGAGATCCCCTTATTGCGAGATAATTGTAAACCAGTAGATCATTTCCGATAAGTTTGCCGCACACAATATCTTCATGTATCGCGGTAGGAATTTGCGAGAATTTTTTATTCATTGCTCAAGATGATACGATAATAAGAATTAAATGTCAAGCCATATACAAAAAAATGAATTAACGATATACAAAAAAATGAACAACGTTAATAGATAGGTATTAATGAATAATTTTTATATATTAAATATAATAAATATATTGACTTTGGGAGTCTTATGTGGTATTATTATCCCTATGAATAAGTTTATAGATTTAAGTGATAGTAAATATTATATGATAAGATGTGCTGACTGGTCCACAATAATTGAGTCAGAGGACGAAATCGAAGCCTGCACCGAATCGCTCAGAGGTATGCTTTCCAAGCACGGAAAGAGCTTAAAGCTATCTTCCGTAATTATATCCCAGCAACTAAAGCATGACGTCATGGATGACGAAGTTGATGACTATGTATCCTACCATTCTGTGTCCAGGATGTTGGCTAATGGAGGATTACATGACCTATCATCGAGCATTAAGGAGGTTTTCGGCGCTTAATCATGAAGATAGTAGGAATAACAGGATTAGCGAGATCCGGGAAAGATAGTTTTTATAACTTATCAAAACCAATAATAGAATCACTAAACCAAAAACACACAAGGTACGCTTTTGCGGATGCTCTAAAAGAAGAGTCGGACGAACTACTAAGTAAGTATGTCGGGATTTCAGCCTTCACTGAAGATAATTCGGAAAAGGAAGTAATAAGACCTTTTTTAGTAACCTATGGAACTCATGTAAGAAGGAAATTGAATCCTAACTGCTGGATAGATAAAATACAGAGAAAAATAGAACAGGACACAGATAAGGATTCCTGGGTTTTTATTACAGACGTCAGGTATGAAAATGAAATAGAGTGGGTCCATAAATTAAACGGGAAAGCTATACACATAACAAGAGAAGGTAATGTCGCACCAAACCAAGAAGAGCTGGATAACGATCCGATTTTAAGGAAACGCGCAGACTGGCAACTTTCATGGAAAGATTTTGAAATGGAAGATATGGACTCAATTAATCAAACTGTGTTTCAAATTTTAAAACAGATATGATAAGAGACAGCACCCCAGATTTACAGCTAGTAAAAAATATTCAGTTAAACAAAAACTCGGAACCCAGCCTCCTGAAGTTGATAGAAAGACACAGCGGCATATACCTAGACATGATAAATTGTTACGCTAGCCCCGGAAACCCCTTTATAGATTACAATGAATTGATTCAAGACAAGGATTACAAAATATATGATGCGGCAATGAAATTCGACTCCAGCAAAGGAACTAAGTTTAGTACCTACTTGGGTAATGAAGCAAAATGGATGTGCTTAAATATTTACAACAAAAATAAGAGAAAACCTATTTTCAACTCAGAGTTTATTGAAAACATTAACCCAGACGATAATATCAAGGATGAAACAGTAAACAAATCCTTAGACAAAGACTCTCTTAATAAAATTTTAAAAATGATAAAAAATATCCCCGATAAAAGAGTAAATAAAATTTTCAACATGAGATATATTATAGGAAAAAATAATAAGGTTATGCCCTGGAAACAAATAGGCGCATCAATGAATCTCAGTATACAAGGTTGCATAAATATACACAATTCAGCAATCAAGCAAATTCAAAAAAATCTTCAAAAAGAAATATCATGAATAAATACATAGCGCTAGGAAACCTAGTTAAAGATCCCGTTACGAAACAAACAAAAAACAATAAGACAGTGTGCTCATTCACTATAGCCGTAAATGGAAGTGCTGATAAAACTTTATATATGGACATAGAGACATGGAATAATGTAGCAGAAAACTGTTCACGATTCTTAAGTAAAGGTAGAAAAGTCTTAATTGAAGGAAGGCTGCAGATGAACTCGTGGACTTCTAAAGAAGGCGAGAAGAGAAATAAAATTACCTGCACTGCGGATTTCGTAAACTTTATCTCTCAAGCTCCAAAAGACTCTTCCTCGCAAGATAGTCCCATCGATCAACAAACAAGTGAAGAAGATGAATTCGCCGATATACCATTTTAAATTATGAACAACTTAATATTTAAGTGCCCAATCAATTCCCTCTCCTTCGGGAACGTAGCCTTCAATCTACTAAAAGAAATGTTCAAGCAATCTATGGAGGTTGCAATTTTCCCAATAGGAAAAGTTGAAACATCATCCTTTGGGGGTGTTAGTTCTGACTTTAAAGAATGGATGGAAGATGGAATCAACAATAGAAATACTAAAATAAAAAAAGACTGGCCATGCTTACAACTTTGGCACCTAAACGGGTCCGAAGAATCTCTCTCAAGTCGTAAAATCTTATATACTTTTCATGAGTTAGACAAGCCCACCCAATCAGAATTAAACCTATCAGCACTCCAGGACAGATGTGTTTTTAGTAGCAACTATTCTAAGTCTCTCTTCCCCGATTCGTTAGTCGCACATCCAGGGTTCGATGAAGATTTTCATAAAACAGACAAAAAGTACCTTGACGATAAAATCCACTTTGGACTTATGGGTAAATTTGAAAAAAGAAAACACACTGAAAAAATTATAACAACCTGGGCAAAAAAATACGGAAACAACTTCAACTACCAATTGACATGCTGCATAAATAACCCTTTTTTTAAAAAAGAGGATATGCAAAACATTTACAAAAAAATAGTCATGGAGACTCAAGCCAAAAATATAAACTTCTTACCCTTCTTGCCCCAAAATTCACAAGTTAATGATTTTTATAATTCTATAGATATAGATCTCGGCGGAATGAGTGGCGCAGAAGGGTGGAACCTTCCCTCGTTTAACGCAACATGCCTTGGTAAGTGGAGTGTAGTTCTCAATGCAACAAGCCATAAAGATTGGGCTAACGACAAAAACTCAATCTTAGTAGAGCCTTCGGGCAAAGCTGTAGCAGAAGATGGAATCTTCTTCACTAAAGACTCTGAATTTAATCAAGGCAACATCTATACCTTCGAAGAAGAAGAATTGATATCAGCCATGGAAGCCGCAGAATCTTTATGCAAAAACAATAACCATGAAGGAGAAAAGCTGAGAGATCAGTTCACTTATTCTAAAACTTTAGAAAGTATACTAAGCTAATGCCTCTTTATACATACGAGCACCCTGAGACAGGAGAATATATAGATGTAGTACAGGGAATGAACGACGAACATTCTTACACAGATGACAAGGGCGTCAAATGGAAAAGGGTATACTATATACCCGAAGCATCGATAGACTCAAACATAGACCCCTTTAATAATAGATCTTTTATAGATAAAACAGGAAACTCGAAAGGGAATTATGGCGATCTTATGGACAGAAGCAAAGAAATGTCTCAAAAAAGAGAAGACAAGCTTGGTTATGACCCAGTCAAAAGAAAATACTTTGACGATTACAGCAAAAACAGAAGAGGCATAAAACATCACCTAGACAGAGGTTAAAAAAAAGTGTAATAGCTTCTGCCATGGCAGAAGAAGAAAATAATGAAGAGTCGCTTACACCAATAGACTACTCTCTTTTTGGCTTAGAAGCTTTTGATGACAACCCTATTTACAGAAATATAGGGCTACTAGATCACGATATACCTTGCCCTCAATTTAATTACCGCTGGAACATAAGATCCCAAAGGTGGGAGCCTATGTCCAAAGACTCAGAGGACGTTAATACACATAGACTGTTATCTGGAGTCAGGGAGGACCTAAAAAGGATTGAGATTGATGTTGAAATAGACAGTGACACCCAAGCCCACTATCTTCTAAGTGGAGTAATTAATATGGTACAGGAAGAGGGTACCCAAACCCAAAGTTTGCTCTCTGATATACATGCAACCTTATTTGCAAAAAATACCACAACACACGACTTGCTACAAGGAATAGATAATCAAATAGCATCGCAAGGACAGGAAACTCAAAAAACGGTATCAGATTTAGATGAAACCTTAAGAGAAAATTCCCTCGAAACACATGGCTTATTAAGCGGCGTAATAAATCAAATAATAGAAGAGGGCAATCAAAGCCAAATCTTACTACAGCCCCTAGAAGATAAACTTAACGAAAACAACAATCATCAGAAATATTCCCATAATTTACTTTCTGGCATCAAACAAGAGCTAGAGTCGATTCATGTAGACGTCGAGATAGATAGTGATACTCACGCTCATTCTTTGCTTAGTGGGGTTATCAATACAGTAGCCCAAGAATCTAATGAAACCCAAGATATACTAAGAGAATCAACTAGCAATCAAAGACACTCTCACGAGCTTCTTTCTGGCATCAAACAAGAGCTAGAGTCGATTCATGTAGACGTTGAGATAGATAGTGATACTCACGCTCATTCTTTGCTTAGTGGGGTTATCAATACAGTAGCCCAAGAATCCAATGAAACCCAAGATATACTAAGAGAATCAACTAGCAATCAAAAACACTCTCACGAGCTTCTTTCTGGCATCAAACAAGAGCTAGAGTCGATTCATGTAGACGTTGAGATAGATAGTGATACTCACGCTCATTCTTTGCTTAGTGGGGTTATCAATACAGTAGCCCAAGAATCCAATGAAACCCAAGATATACTAAGAGAATCAACTAGCAATCAAAAACACTCTCACGAGCTTCTTTCTGGCATCAAACAAGAGCTAGAGCTAATACAGGAAATCAATAACGACCAAAAAACTCATGCCCTACTTAGCGGAGTAATAAATACAGTCTCAAATGAATCAGACCAATCCCAAACAATACTAGAAGAAATAAGTAATCGACTAGTAGGCGAAAACTCAAACAAACACATATTAAGCGGAATACATCAAGAATTACAAAGCCTAAGAGATGACTTTTATAAAAAATCAGAAACCCAGACGATATCCCAAGAAATAACCGAAGACTTTATTCTTTTAGAAAGCATCTCTGACGAAGACAGGTACGGTCCACAACAAGAATTATGCTATGGTCAAAACATAGACATAAAAGATGAAATCTTTCAGTCATACTTTCCTAACTCAAGGAGAAGTCCCCTAGAGCCAGAAAAAAATCACCCCGATTTCTTCATACATGCAGAAAATGCAAACCAAACTAGATGCACGCAACAATACAGTACATTCCACACAGACACTGATATAGCACTGAGACTCGAAAATCCGCAACATTCTCAAGGAAACTATTATAAACTAGATAAATATTCAGACCTTTTCAACAATCAAGAGGTTGAGTCAGTCACAATATTTAATGAATCAAACTACCCCATGTACTTTCACTGCGGAGACTATATGAATAAAGAAACAGATCCCCACCCCATCAAGCTAAATGCAGAAATGGGAGTAAGACTATCCCACAATGAGGCGTCTGAAATATACGTAAAAAGACCTTTCACCATATCCGGATTCAACATTAAATACGCGGTCACATACAAAACAAGATAATGGACTTCCTAACCTTAAGTCCTCACCCCGTAAAAAAACTAGGTCTCGACCAGTTTATAATGGGAGAAGATGTACAAAACCCAAGCTTCTTGCTCGACCAAGACAACCTTTATCTAAAAAAACTTGATGTAGATTCAGAAATTTTTCTCAACAATAAAAACATACTAGAGTATATTGGAGACAATAATATAATTGTCAACTTCAACTCCCAAACTTCGGAATTCAACACATCAATAGAGTTAACCCCAGGCAATTCTAGTTACACTTTTTTATATGAAGATATAAACTTTTCTCCCTTGAATGACTCCAGGCCAACCATATTATTCAACCTGAGGCAACCACAAGACTCTGAAATTATGTATGCATACAACATAAAAAATATAACCTCAACAGAATTTACATTCAATTTATCAGATAAAATAACAGAAGAAAATGTTTTCCTTGATGTAAATATATCTCAAAGACTTAGTCAAGCAAATATAGACTCAATAAATAGCAACTTCAACTTCCTTCAAATAAAAGCTGACACGCTACCACTTACTCCAAATTCAGATCAAATAAATATAGTATTCGACACTCCTTTCTCGACGGAAGATATTTCAATAGTAGCAACAATAAAATCAACAAGCAGCTCACCAATAATATCGCATCAAATCATAGAATCTTCATCAGGCGGAGCAATTATACAGTTCTCGGATGACGTACCAAATAACAATTATTTTATCTCTTATTTAGCTTACCCCAAAGGTTAATTGTGTAACAAATATATCATGAAAATCTTATTGACCGCATCCTTTAAAAACGGAATATTTTGCAACGGGTTACAGCAAAACATTATAACTCTGGCCGAACTCATCAAAGATCTTGGCCATGAGCCGGTTATAGCAGTAAACCACAAAATAGATGAATGCAAAGATCCACCATTCGACATACTAATCATGGAGGAACATGAGATCAAAGATCAAGAAGATATAGACATTTGCCTCCAAACAGGATGGGTCATCCCAAACAAGGACATAGATTTACTAAACATAAAAAACAAAAATTTCAAAAACATTCACGTGCATTACGGGAACAGGCTACTTGCAGACATAGAGCAGTCTTCGTGGGACAATAGATGCATACCCAACTACAAAGTTAACGAGGTATGGATTTCGCCGCACTACGACTTCTCAATGCAATACTTTAAAAGCTTTTACAATAATAAAAATGTAAAAATCTTACCTTATATATGGAGCGATAAATACATTAAACAGCAAGAAAATATTTTAAACCAAAAAGGGTTATCTGCATTTTACAAAAAAGATTCAGAAAAAAACATTGGTATACTAGAACCAAACTTAAACATGACAAAACATTGCCTGCCTTCAATTTTAATATGTGAAGAACTTCACAATACTAAAAAAAACATGTTTGAAAAACTCAACGTATATTGTTGTTCAAGAATCCTTGATAAAAAGTATTTCAGATCATTAATGTGGGAAACAAATATACAAAAAGATCAGAAGGTTATGTTTCATTACAGAAAAAACATATCTGAGATTTTCGCAAAAGAGTCCAACGTCATAATATCAAACCAACTACTCAACGGATTAAATTATACATATTTAGAAGCCATATATTTCAACCTACCACTTATTCATAATTCACAATTTATAAAAGACTTTGGCTATTTTTATGAAAATTACAATACAATTGACGGAGCAAGACAATTGTCAAACGCTATCATCTTTCATGATAAAAACCTAGAAGAGTATCAAATCAAAAACAAAGTACTTTTAAATAAATACTGCCCAAAAAACAAAGACAATATAGAGCAGTATAAAATTCTACTTTCATGAGAATAGGAATCACAATGAACATGTCCTACGCTATATGGGCAAACGGCATGCAACAGAATATAGTTTTCCTGCATGAAATCCTAAAAGAGTGCGGACATGATTGCCTTTATATAACCCCAGATCCTCCTAAATTTGGGACCGGCAAAGATCACATTGCCATGGACATTAAAGATTTAATCAAAGATAAATCTGAAAATCTTGATCTACTGATTATTGCGGGATTCGACGTACCACCGGAAATATTTGACATACTAAAATCAAGAAATAAAAATATAAAATGCATATTAATTCACTACGGAAACAAACTGCTAAATGACATACATCACGGCATTTGCGGAAAAAACACGGAATCGTCCCCGCTGTTTAGGCATAAGTATATAGATGAAGTCTGGACATCTCCTCACTACGACTTTTCAATTCCTTACCTCAGAACTTACTACAAAACAGATGCGGTAAAAATTTGCCCCTATATATGGGACCCGCACTTCATAAAAATCAAAACACAAGAACTTAAAGACAAAAAGCTAAACCCTTATTTTTCGGAAGACTTAATTAGGAGTATATCCATCTTTGAGCCCAATAAAAACTTCACAAAGACATGCCTTATACCCCTGTCTATAATAGAATGCTTTCAGCATAAATTCGGTAATGAGATAAATTCTACAAATGTTTTTTGCTCTGAAAAAATACGTGACAGAAAATATCTAATTGAATACGTAAACATGTTAGACATATCTAAAAGAAAAGACTTTCTTTTTTTTAACAATAGGTGGGCAAAAATGGAAGCTTGCGCTAAGTTTGGAAAAACTATTTTAAGCCACCAAATATACAATGAATTAAATTACTCTCACCTAGAAGCATTATATCTAGGACTGCCCCTCATACATAACTCAAAAAGACTAATGGAATTTGGTTACTATTACCCTGACTTTGATATAGAAATGGCCGCAAATCAAATAAAATCAGCTTTTATTAACCACAGTCAAACAATCAACCAATACAAAGAAGACTGCTCTGTGCTGTTCCATAAGTTTAGCCCATACAATAAAGAAAACGTAGAAAAATACAAAATACTACTAAATGATTAAAATAGCTTACATATTCTTTGGCCAGGTTAAAAACTTCAACGAAAAACAATTCTGGGCACTAGAAAATAATGTACTTAAGCAGATTAAAGGCTTAGACTTGGACTTCTTCTTAACTACAAGTAAAAATACAAAATTCGTCAACCCTAGGCAAAAATCTACAGAAGGCGAACCTCAAGACATTAACTACAGAAGTATAGATAATTTTTTTGATTTCAAAAATACATACTATGACAATGAATCAGACTACCCAGAAAAAGATATAATCGACCTATCCCTAAAGCTTCTCGCCAAAGGAGGCTCATGGAAAGAAGGCGACGAACTTAAATCTATATCCAACTCAATAAAACAAATATATGGCCTAGAATACTTTTACAACAATTTCAAAAATCAGCTAGACAATTACGATTATTTTATTCTCTCAAGGTCAGACCTTTTCCACACCCACCCAATCAATCTTCAATTTTTAACCGAAGATAAAGATTTATGGACCCCTAGATATAATATTTTTCCTCAAATAGATTATGGAAACTTTGGAGGATTAAATGATAGATTTGCAATAATTAAAAACCCTGAAGCCCTAAAGTCTTACTGTACAAGATATTCAAGCATAAAGCGCGCACCCCAAAAATATCATGCAGAAAAATATCTTAAACAACAAATAGAATCAGGGAGCTTCAACAAAGGGGTAATTGACGACTTTATATTTGAGTTTGTGAGAAGTAATGGAGAAATCAGCGACATTATTGGCATTGAAGCAGACCCTAACATGAACAGAGCGTTAAAAAATATAGACAAAACCTTCGTGATAAATCTAGACAGAAGAGTAGATAGACTAAACCACTTCTTACAAAACTCCCCTATATTCGCAAATAGATATTCCGCAATAGACGCAAACAGCCTTAAATTAACTAGTCAGGTCAAAAAATTATTTAAAAAATCTTTAACTAAAATCACAAAAGCAGAGATTGCTTGCTCACTTAGTCACTACAATCTATGGAGGCAATTAGTTGAAGATAATTCATCTCAAAACTATTTGATACTCGAAGACGATGTTGTTTTCGAGCCAGGATTCGAATCTTTCTGGAATAATGTATTTGCCAAAAATCTACCTACAGATTACAACTTAATATACCTTGGTGGGTGCCAACCATGGAATAGGCCGCTCTACACAAAAGTACTACAGAGACATAATGACTACTTCTATAACATAAAAAAGAATGATTTTTTTACTAAAGATGACCACTATTGGCACATGAACGCTCAATCTTATATAATAAGCAAGAAAGGAGCCTCATTAATGTGCCAATACCTAGATCAATTTGGATTTGATCTAGAAAAAAATCAAGCCCAAGATATTTTCATGGGAAAATTCTTCTCGAATAATAAAATTTTTTCTGACCCAAATAGCGTCTATCACTTATATCCACCCATGACAAGGCAAATTCACGAGGAAGATGACAATACAGAAATAGACAAAAAATCAGACTTAAGGTTTGCGAAAGAAAAGTTTGATAGTGATGAACGAATTAGTTTTCCTAGATTAGCCCCTATATCAAAAAAAGAAATTCCAAAGAAAATCCACTTATCCTGGAAAGACAAAAACATACTAAGCTCTAGTTTTAAAATGATAAAAAAAGGAGCCAAAAATCTAGAAACCTTAAATCCAGAATGGGATATAGAAGTAAGTGACGACGAAGACGTAAATAAATACATCAGAGATAACATTGGAAAGTCCAGCTGGGAATTAATTAAAGATAAAAAAATTACAGAAAAAACAGATTTATGGAGACTTCTTAAGGTATACAAAGAAGGGGGAATGTATATAGATATCGATAGATACATAGACACACCTATATCTGAAATAATTTCAGAAAACACAGAGTGCGTCATACCTACATTTCAAAACATAGACTTCTCTCAGGATTTTATATTAAGCATACAAAAAAACCCCATGTTAGAGCGAGCCATTTCCCACAATTTATTTAATAGAAAATCAGGAAAAGACCTTTTTTATGTTGCTGTTCATTCTTATATGCACGCAGTTAGCGAATTTCTCGACGGAAAGATGACAGATAGAGGAGTCAATGAAGATTTTTTTAATAAAATCAGAAAACAGTTAAGCGAAGACCCAAAATTTAGCACCTACAAAGAAACGGGCCCATCAAATCATATACTTTTCAGAAACTTAGAAAAAAAATTCTCACTAGAAACATATGAACAAGACAAGGCCGACTTTTATAACAATCAATCGGTAGAGCACTGGAACCATGAAACAGAAAAAAAACATAAAGCCCTAAAAACTAGCAACAACAATTGTTTGGTTTTTTTAAATAAAAATTTATTTGAAGAGGATTTTATTTTACATCTTTTCGATAAACCCGAAGTAATATACAACGAAGGGCTTGACCTAATAAAACCAGGAGCAACATACGTCTACAGCAACGCTACTTCTACAGAACATGTATGGAAGTACCCCAAAAGCGTCGCCAAAAAAATATTTAATTACCAAAATTGCTTAAGAAGTTTTTTTGATAAGCTCAAAGGCAAAAACTGTAACCTAATACATTTAAGCGACGAACATTGTCATGCAGAAATTGATTATTATAAAAACTTCAACCATGTTTTTAGGCAGTATTATCGAGAAGACGCCGAAGCTGATAACGTAACCTTTATTCCTCTGGGATATAAATCTGGATTTATCGATGAATAAAAAATACATATGGTGTTTTATGGGTCAAACCCACAAACAAGGAAACCGGTCAAAAATGATAGATTCCTTAAAAAAAACCGGAGGAAAATATTTTTGCAACACCAACGAAAACTGGCAATCAAGCGATAGCCTAACGACACAAGATTATAAAAAAATACTCAAAGACTCAATTTTCGTCCCTTGCCCAAAGGGCAATTATAGTGTTGACACGTTTAGACTCTACGAGGCGCTAGAAGTCGGCTCTATCCCAATTATAGAAAAAAGCGAATACTGGAAAAAAATACTAGGAAAAGACCACCCCTTAATTGAGTGCAACGGCTGGGAAAATATACATAAAGACTTAAAAAAATTATCAGAAAACAGCGCCTGGGTAGAAGAGCATACAAAAAAAACGCAGCAATGGTGGACGAAATATAAATCAGACCTAAAATCCAAAATCAAAAAAACAACAAACCCGCAAGAACCCATCCTTTCAAAGAAGCAGCTGCAATTAATAAACATCGCAGACCAGTGGGTAAGTTTCAAAGATCACGATTTTTTGCATCACGCATCAAAACAAATCGCAACACCTTTGATGCCAAAAGATAAATTCAGCGTATATAACCCCGGGCAAAAAATAGCAATAGTCAGTTTATATACAAAAGAAATAGCAGACTATGCAATATACTCTGAAAAAAACATTCGCGAATACTGCGAGCTTCAAGGATATACTTTTTATGTTTATCGAGAAAACCTAGATCTAAAAACAAGCGCGAATTGGTCAAAGGCTAAAGCGCTATTAAACCACATAGACTCCCATGAAGCTATTGTATGGATGGACTCAGATACAATAATTTTTAACCCTCATAAAAAAATTGAAGATATATTAAGAAAATGCGCTCCCTGTAAAAAAATCATAGGCTGTCAAGACATAGGCTCTAACAATAAAAATTTACCAAAAGGCTCAACCCTAAACAGCGGAGTTCTCATCTTCATAAACCACCAATACTCAAAAAACATACTAACAAAATGGCTAAACTTTGACGGAGACAAGTCCTCCCTGTACGCAAGCGGAGGAGACCAAGAAATATTATGCAAAATATTAAAACAGGTTGACGGATTTAATTTTAATACAAAAATCTTTCCAATGAACGCCTTCAACACAGAACCAAGAATGATCGATAAAGATACGTTTGTGGTTCATTTTATGGCGTATCCTCATCATTTGAAAAAAATATTTTTAAATTATTTTTGCTCGTAAGATTCTTGTGTAAATGATCGCCCAATACGCCTCCATCTTAGTTCCCAAGCTAGTTTTTAGAATGTATAAATAGATATGGCTAAAATATTCCGTACCGAGGAATTACAGATCAATGGAGACAATATCTCCGTTGTATCTAGCGAGGCAAACAAGTTCCAAATCAAAGGGAAAAACGATGTGGTTTTTCTTGATGAGAGCGACATCTCAAGCTTGCACTTTAAGCGCGACTATGATGTTTCTAGCTTGGCTGCAGATCAATCATCCCAGGGTGGCACAGCAACTACCGACGTTTCCAGCCTTCAGGCTCAAAGAGACGTGGATGTTGCTGATCTCGAGCAAGACGTTTCTAGCTTGAACTTCACAGAAAACTTCGACGTTTCCAGCCTTCAGGCTCAAAGAGACGTGGATGTTCCTGCTCTCGAAACAGACGTTTCCAGCCTTCAGGCTCAAAGAGAAGCGGATGTTGATGATCTCGAACAAGACGTTTCTAGCTTGAACTTCACAGCAAACTTCGAGGTTTCCAGTCTTGCAGCAGACATCTCAACAAATGATGTTATTGTTGCTAGCAAGCAAATCTGGGAAAGCGGAGACGCAGTAAGCTCTGTCGCCGTTGACCTTGGTCGCGACTTCGGAGCAAACGCACCAAAAGTTGTTGGTATCCTCAAGTCTTCCGAGGCTACTGACCCAATTCTTGGCGTTATGCTCTCGAGCGTTTCCGGAGGAAATGGAAATGGAAACCATACTGCTACTTTTGTATTTTCGGACGATATTTCATCGACCAACTATACAATCGAAGTACTTGGCTCCATCTAATTCGAGCAAGATTGTTTATCTTGGGCGGCCCATCTGGGCCGCCTTTTTTGTGTAATATAAAATATGAAAGGTTGTAATTAAAATGTTTGAACAAGAAAAAAATGAAATAAACATAAGATCAAATAATACCGATCAAAAAAAACTCTGCAAACAATTTAAAAAATTAAAACACAAAGCTCTATACTTAAGCGAAGAGTATGAGGAAATTTCAGAAGAATACGACCAAGCAAGATCCGAGTTTATATCAGCAATGTTTCAATATTGTAGCGACAAAAAAATATCTTCTCCCTTATCTGAAAAATCCAAAGACAAACAAGAAGAAAAGGAGTTGCCAGAAAAAACTAGCGAAGAAACAAAAGAATTGTATCGCGAGATTGTAAAAGAAACGCACCCCGACAAAACCAAGGATCTAGATAAAAAAGAAATAAAAAACAGAAACAAATTATACCGCGCCGCAGTAGAGGGAAAAAAGAAAGGTGATTTCTGGGGAATATTAAAAGCTGCCCTAGAGCTAGATGTAGATTTCAAAAATATCTCCGAGCAGTTTATAAAAGACATAGAGCAATCAATCAGCAATATAGAAAAAGAAATATCTAAAATAAAGGCTGATATCATGTACAAATGGTATAATTCCAATGAAGAATTAAAACAAAAAATCTTTGAACAAATCACTCAAAACCAACCAAAAATACAAGAATAAGTGTATATATAAAATATGAAAGAAATAGAATTTTATAACGTAAAAAAGAAACAAAAAGTTAAAGTTGATGCAGGTTCCGTATCAAAACATGCTTACGAAAAAACAACCAAAACCGGCAAGCTTTCAATCAGATACGCCTTAAAAGCCGTGGACGAGGACGGCACCAAGCTAACAAAATTTTGTAGTAAAGCTGACTACGACTCTATTTAGCATCTTTGTCGCTGTGATAAAGTAGCGCCGCAGAATAATCATCTAGTTCGTGTTCTTGAGCTCTATCTAAAATCTCAGGAATGGTATTCAATTCTGATAACAATTCGGGATTATCAATGCATTCAAACATTTTTTGCGCCCAGGAATCTTTTTCGCAAGAAACAACTATAGAGGCGGCAAGCTCATCGATCATAGATTTTTCTTGTTTTGATAAAGACTTCTTAGAAAGTTTTGCTCGCATTTTCTTATAACCCTCTTTCTTGATGGCTTCGGTAGTATAAACAACATCCTGTATACTTTTCACAGAATATAATGCAGTGGAAGTGTTTTTATTCTCCTGGGGTATACCGGATGTACCCACTGGTCTTCCTACCTCATTTTTAACAACCTGCTCTGTTTCGTTTACTTCTGGAGCAATCATAGGCACACCGCCAACAATAGGATTAAACAGGCCATCCCTTCTTTGCTCCACGTACTTTGTTTGAGCGGGAACAAGCTCATCTGCTTTTGGATAAAAACCCTTCTCCAGAACATCCATGCCCTGCTCTGGAGTAATAATACCAAGTTCCATTAACCTAGTCGCAACTCTTTGCAGTTGAACCTCATCTTTTATATCTGTTTGCTGAAATTTAACCGTAGGATATTTTCTAAACCCAAGATTTTTGCATATCATTTTTACTTGAGGCTGCAGAAAGTCATTCATAAATGCATTCCTCGACTCCTCCAATCTTTCTAAAAATATCTTTGCCTTAACTTGAGTATTACTATATCTTTCGTCTCCAACAATCACATTTTGCAAACCCTCTTTAATGTCATTATTAACAACCTCATATTTATTAGGACCAACAACCTTACTTATATCGGGAATAACAAAATTTGCCTTCGTCGTATAGTCACTAACCAATACCCTTCCAACACTTTCATTCTTGAAAAGATTTTGCATAGCCTCCATGTTTTTAGGATTCAAGCCCCCTTTATCCGGCTCTGCGCCCATAGTAATTAAAAGTATAACATTTTCTATAGTCCTGCAGATAGCTTGATCAATTTTTTTGAGCTCCATTTTAAAATTAATATCATCCAAGACAGGGTAGCCAAAGGGAACAGCAAAAGGCTCATAGTCTTGTTTTTTGTAAAAAGAATAAACCAGAAACCCAGGGTCTAGCTTAATACTTAACCCATCTGAATTGTATTGGCCATTTTTAATCTTGGACTGTATATCTTCATCTAAAGACTTCAAAACCTGCTCGTCGTATTCTGTCTTAGGATTCCTTAATCTTTCTAAATCATACTCTGAAAGTATTTTTTCGTAAACAGAAGTTTGAAACGAAGACCCTTTTTTTGCAACGATGTCATAAGGATTCAAAAGTATATACTTAACAGGTATTCTGCCAGGCTTTAACGCTAAATCTGAAGCATATATTTTATTCATTTTATCAAAATCTTTTTTGGAAAATTTTCCATCAATTCTGTAAAGAAATATATTACCGCTTCTATAATACTCTCTAAAATACTGATCCTTGAGATTCCATAGGTTTATTTTCTCAAACCACTTATATACAAAATCTCTAGCAGAAGCGCTTCCTCCCTCTAAATAAATATCTGAGTTTGCAAATTCCGACATAACGTCTATTGCGTTTCTGAATACAGCTATGTTAGCATAGGCCTTTTGGCATAGCTCAATAGAGTCCCTAACATTTATTCCATCAACTCCATAAACATAAGGAAGCAACCCCCCTCTTATATTGGCAAATCTGGCGCCATTTCTAGATTCTGCATTTGGACCTCTCGAATAGGACGACTCTTTTGCCTTTCCTGATCGACTTAAACACGAAGCAGAGGTTTCAACATAATAAGGCTCTCCAGCTGAAGCTGGCGCGCAGTCTTTTACATTTATTAAACTCGAAATATCTTCATTTTTTCTAGACTCAAACTTATTCCAATAATCAGACCTTTTTATATATTTTCTCTTGCTCATTTAATATGATACACAAAAGTTAAAGTAAAGTCTATTTAAAGTTAAAAGTTAACTTTATACTTTTATCGCTACAATATATTGTGTATACCTTATTTATGTCAGAAAAAAAAAGAAGATGTATAGTCTCAACTCCAAAAGGTAATATTAAGGGCGTCATCGTGAACGAATACGAAGAAATCGGAGGACCAGATGATGGAGCAATTTTTGCAGTCATAGAACTTGAGAACGGCCAAAATATAACTGTAAAAATGTCTGAGATTATAGATTTTTAAAAGTGTAAGTATTACTATAATGGAACCATCATCACTATCATTCAATCAAAAACAAGAGAGAATTGATCCTCTTGAATACATAGACACTCAAGGTAAAAAACAGTCATTCACTCCTTATGCGAATGACAACAGAGACATCTCCGCACAGAAAGGTGACGTAGGTTACAGTCCCAACGACAACGGGGGACATTATGCAAACTCTAACAGGGAAGGTCTCTCCAAAATTGATGACCCCAAAAACAAAAAATATCCAAACGCTAAATTTTAAATGTTATTTTCGATATTAACGCTCGTATCTGCATTAAGTATATCTGTAATTGCAGCCTACTTTAGTATTATTGGGCTAGCGACCATATTCCCTGGTTCTATTGAAGCCGTTATTGCCATGGGTGCTGCGCTTGAGATCGGCAAAATTGTTGCGGCAATTTGGTTGCATAAAAACTGGAAAACTGCACCCAAGATGTTGAGAATTTACCTCTTTGGGGCAATTGTTGTATTAATGGGTATAACCAGTATGGGCATTTTTGGCTTTCTGTCCAAGTCTCACATTGAGCACGAACAACACGCAGAGAAAGCTGCAGCGCTTGTAACTCAAGTCGAGACCAAGATTGATCGTGAGAAGCAATACATTATCCGACAAAAAGAATTGATACAACAAAGCGAAGATAAAAACCAAAATCGCAGCGACAAAAGCGCAGAGAACATTGATCTTGAACAAAAGAAAATAGATCAACTTACAGCTCAGCTCGAAAAAGATATTGCGTTGGACAGCAAAATGCTCGCGCCAATTCAAGAGCGAATTAACCAATTAAATGCAGAGCTCAATGAAGCAAAAAACAAACCTGGCGGATTATTCTCAAATAAAAAGAAAGACGTAGAAAATAAAATCGCAGAACAAGCAAGCGAACGCGAAGAACTTAGCGCAAAGAAAAAAGCCATTGAAGACCGTATATCAAAATACAGAAACGAAACTTCTGCGCTTATATCTGACATTCGTAAACGCATACAAGAATACCAAAACATAGGATTCGACAAACCAGAAGATACAGAAGCTAAAATCGAAAAATACAATTCGAACATCCTAGATGCGCAAGAACGAATTGACTCCCTAGAGCTAGAGAAATTTGACCTAGATGATGGATCTCGCCAACTAGAGGCAGAAGTTGGTCCAATTAAATATGTAGCAGAACTAATCACTGACTTCACGGGAATGAATTTTGATATCGGAAAAGCGGTAAGAGTAATAATTATATTGATTTTCGTATTTGATCCTTTAGCCGTACTATTAGTTCTTGCGGCGCATATAAGTTTGAGTAAAAAATTCCCCAAGATGATGGAAGATGAATCGGTTATATTTGAAAAGATTTCTGAAATTGAAGCAGAAAATAAAGCCTTAAACCAGCAACAGCTCGAAATAGAAGAGCGAAAAAAAGACCTCGAGCAAGATAAAAAGATACTCGAATTAAACGAAAATCAAGTTAAAAAATATCAAAATGAAATATCAGAACATAAAGAAACATTGCGCCAACTTAAACTCGAAACGCAAAAAGAACTATTAGAAAAAGAAGATACCTCAAAAATTTCAGCAGAACTCGATAAACTATTATCCGAAAAACAGCTAGCTCAACTAGAGATAGATAAAATAAAAACAGAAAAAAAGCAAATATTAAGCAAAGCAGATAAAGCCATTTCTAGTGCCAAAGAAATAAAACTCGTTCTAGAAAAAAGAAACAGGCAAGACAAAGAAATAGAGAAACTTAAATCAGAAATATGCCTAAGCATTGAAGAATTTTCGAAAATCAAAAACCAGACAGGTATACTGTCTGCCGAAAACTCTGAACTTAAAGAATCTAACCAAGAAATAAAACAACAAAACAATCAATTAAATAAGTCTTTAAGCAAACTAAAAGAACTAAACAAATCACTGCAAGAATCAAGCATAGACAACAATAAGCTAGTAGAAGCAATAAAACAAAATTCAAAAACAATAAAAATTCACAAAATTGGATCGCAAGAAACATTAACCATCAACTCAACAAAACATAAAGGAAGTCATTCTTTTTCCAAAAACCAAAGTTTTTCAGAGTCAGATATTCAAAATATGGTAATACTCTCAGGCATCATAGATAGTAAATCTCAAAACATAGACCAACTAGAACCAATCTTTAATCAACAAATCACCCAGTTCCTTAACCCCAAGCTAAGCAATAGAGAATATAATTTAAGCAAGCCTGTTTATAAATTTTCCTCTTGACGAACGACATGTTTTATGCTAGACTCGTCTAGTGAAAAAACTCAATAAAAGAGATTTAATAAAAAGACTGGTTATTGAACCAGATAAACAGAAGCGCACATTCTGGGCTCGCGAAATGAAGCTTCTTAATGACCTGATGGAAATGTTTCCATGTGAAGAATTCTGGAGCAAAGTATCAATCGCGTTAGTTCCGTCGCTTGCTGTATTAAGATCAGATCAAGGCCTCAATCAAATTCGAAAAAAGTATCGAGAGTTCAACTACAAAATACCACCCAAGATAGAGATACCCATTGGAGAAAAAACCGGAAACGATAAAATAATCTCGAAAAAACCAAAAACAATACGACAATTTATAGATGAATAAAACAAAAGAAATTCAAACAACCGATCAAATCGCAAAGTTCTTGTCTGATAAAGATAATCAAAAGTATCACTACAACTTTTGCGAATCAGAAGACTACAAAATCCCAAGCGGCAGTCTTAACCTTGATATCGCCCTCGGAGGTGGGCTACCAAATGGCGCACACCGATTCACAGGAATAAATGAAGGCGGAAAAACAAGTTGTGCGATGACATTTGCCCGAAACTTCCAAAAACACTTCGGAGACAAAGGAATGATAATATACATCAAAAGCGAAGGTCGATTGAGTCCCGAAATGATCGAGCGAGTAGGAATTGACACGGATCCAAATAAATTCTTTTGCTTTGATTGTAACATCTTTGAAAAAGTATTTGAATTGACTCGAGAGCTTGTTCTTCAAAACGAAGATGATAAAAGATATATGTTTATTATTGATAGTGTTGATGCTCTTTGTAGAATTGGAGATATTGACAAGCCATTCGCAGAAAGTGAACAAGTGGCAGGCGGCGCATTAATCACATCAGTGTTCCTTAAAAAAATGGTACTACCAATCACGAAAATGGGTCATACGATGATCCTTACAAGTCAAGTTCGCGTGGAAGTAGCAACCAATCCATATGCTGCCCGAGGAGGACCTAAAGTCAAGCAGGCAGGAGGAAACGCTATCAAACACTATGCCAACTTCATTCTTGAATTCGAAGAGAGGTATAACTCAGATTTAATTTTTAAAAATCCTACAGCAAGCAAGCTTGAAGACAAAGGGGAACCAATTGGACACTACTGTAAAATTCGCTTTCGCAAGAGCGTAAATGAAAAAACAGGATCAACCGTTCGCTATCCAATTCAATACGGCAAAAAAGATGGCAAGTCAATTTGGCGAGCTCGAGAAATACTAGACATGCTTTATCTGTTTAAATTGATAGACAAGAAAGGTGCTTGGATTTCTGTAAGTGAAGATCTCATCTCAGAGCTTGCCGATAAAAAATTTGAGATCAATGAAAAGTTTCAGGGTGAGCAACGCCTCATCGACTTTCTCGAAGAAAACGAAGACTTGTCTGAGTTTTTATACGAAGACTTTCAGAAGTTAACCAATGCGCTTTAAAACTTTAACAGGCGCGGTTCGCACTGTTAAGAAAGCAAAAAATCATCTAATCGATTGGGACGGTCCAAGTCGCAGTAAAATACAATTCAACGCAAAGCAGTTTCTTAAGCAATATTGGAACAAACATATTGTGTTTGAAGAGTTTCCTGTGGCAGGAACAAAACTGTCTCTTGACTTCTACAACGCAAATAAAAAGATAGCAATAGAAGTTCAAGGAAAACAGCACACAAAATATGTCCCATTTTTTCATGGCAAAAACAAGATTAACTATCTCAATCAATTAAAGCGCGACCAAGATAAATTAAAGTTTTGTGAAATCAATGACATACAACTTGTTGAAATATACGACGGAGATGAGTTGAGCGAAAAACTTTTCAAAAAGTTTGGTGTTAATTTATAATCTGTGTATAATATATTATGAGCGAAGATTACATTGATCCAGAAAGCCTTGAGGAGTTTTATATTCCAGAAAATATTTTAAAACAACTTTTTGAGTTTACGGGCTCCTCCAAATCAGACGGAGGTTTTATCTTGTCTTTTGTTAATCAAGACGGCTTTCCGTCGGTTATAACCAAAGCCTATTCACCTATCATAGAAATAGGCTTAAGGAAAGCGCTAGAGCAGTATCTAGATCAAATGTCCGCGCAAGAAATAGAGCTAAACTTTCCAAAAGATACAGGAGAAGAAGAATCCCCTTGACTGTTTAAGCTTTTTTTGCTATCATGTAAGAATGATATATTCTTATGAACTTGAGCAGCACTTAATAGCAGGTTTAATTAAACACCCAGATTCGTACCCACTAGTAGCTCCATTTATAGATCAAAACGATTTTTTTGATAAAAATTCTATAGTCAATAGAACTATATTTTGTGTCTTGCGCCAAAATCTCGAAGAGGGAGATTCTTTAGACGAAGTCCTTTTAGCGCAGAGAGTACAGTCGCTAAACATATCATTCGAAGATAACATTAATATTGCGGATTATATTAAAGCCCTATCTATGAGGCAGATTTCTAAAGATGGAGTAGTTAAAGCCGCAAAAGAATTAAAAAAATATACAGTCAGAAGAGATATACATGATGCTTCCGTAAAAGTCGCAAAAAGCATGAAGTCGATCAACTCTTCAAGTAGTTATGATGACATAGTATCTATAGCAGACAAAGAGTATAATGATAAAATCAATTTGTATGAAATTGGATCCAATAAGCCAGAAAATCTTTTTGATGAAATGGAAGACTTTATTGAAGATAGAGGAAACAACCCTATTGACGAATTTGGATTAATGGGGCCACACGAAAGAGTAAACGAGCTCTATGGATCTCTTTTTCGCCCAGGAAACATTACTGTAGTTGTAGCTAGGGCAGGCGTAGGAAAAACGCAGTTCTGTATGGACTTTTGCACAAAAGTTTCAGCCCAAAACAACAACGTACCAATACTTCATTTTGATAACGGAGAAATGAGCAAAGAAGAACTAATAATCAGGCAATGTGCAGCCTTATCGGGAGTACCCATGCACTTACTCGAAACAGGAAGGTGGAGACAGGCGGGAGATGAAATAGTCGATAAAGTAAGACAAACATGGAAAAAAATTAAAAACTTTAAATTTTACTACTACAATGTTGGGGGCCATAGCGTAGACAGCATGATAAATATCATCAGGAGATTTTATTACTCAGAAGTAGGGAGAGGAAACCCAATGTTGTTTAGCTTTGACTATATTAAAACTACATACGAGCGACAAAGCGGAGTCAGTAGTTGGGAAACTATTGGTAGAATGGTAGACAAATTTAAACAGCTTATACAAAAAGAGCTCTGCTTTAATGGGAAGCCTGCCGTAGCAATGCTAACAAGCGTTCAAAGCAACAGGCTTGGAATAACAAACAACAGAAACTCTGACAGCATAGTTGACGATGAAAGTATTGTTGCAGGAAGTGACCAAGTTACGCAGTTCTGTTCTCATCTTTTTCTCTTAAGACAAAAGGCTATGGATGAAATACAATCTGAACCAGAAGGGTTTGGAACTCATAAATTAATTTGCTTAAAATATAGATGGCTCGGCAAAGACGTTCATCGAGCGACCCAACCAGTAGAAATGCCGGACGGCACAAAGCGAAAGAACTATATAAACTTAAGTATGAATAATTTTAACATTGGCGAGTGCGGAGATCTTCAAGACATGGTGAATCATATGGATTCGGAAGGCGTTGGAGCTCTTCTTGCAAATGGAGACGAAATACCTGACCTATGAGCCCCGAAAAAATTAAAGAATCTCTTATGCAGCTGGGCTATAAGCTTGCAGATAGAGGTGCATATTGGCAAACAAATGCCATCTTTAGAAATGGAGATAACAAAACTGCAATTCAAATCTACAAGAATACAGGAGTATGGAAAGATCATGTGCAGAACAGCACATTCTCACCGTTTAGCAGGCTCGTCGAAATCACACTTGGAACAAACGACAAAAACCGACTCAAGCAATTTCTTGACGAAGATGATCTCGGAGACAACTATAATAGACTAACCAATTCAGAAAAATTAGAAATGGAAGAAATATATCCAGAAAACTGTTTAGACAGACTATTGCCGCATTATAAATTTTACAATGATCGCGGCGTTTCAGAAGAAACTTTAAAGTCACTCAAGGGTGGGTATGCAACAACAGGAAAATTGTATGGTCGCTTTGTGTTCCCAATATACAATGAGCATAAGCAGATTCACGGCTTCTCAGGGCGCGACATGAACTCTTCTGGCAATCGACCCAAGTGGAAGCATGTGGGACGCAAGACAGGCTGGATTTACCCCCTCTACGCGAACCCAGAGACAGAACAAGCAATCAATGAAACACAATCAGTTATTCTTGTTGAAAGTATTGGCGATTTGCTCAACCTAAATGAACATGGATATAAAAATGTACTTGTTACTTTTGGACTCGATGTATCAACAAAATTAATATGTGCAACGCTATCTTTAAACATAAACAAAATTATATTATCTTTAAACAATGACAAAACATCATCTGAAAATAGAGGATTAAATGCAAGCATAAAAAATTATTTAAAATTACTCAACTATTATAACCCTGAAAAGGTTCTCATTTGCTTGCCAACCGAAGAAGATTTCGGAGACATGAATAATGATCAGTTTAAAGAATGGTCTAACAAGCTACAATCACTAACGCACGAAAAACAAAAACCCTTTATACTAGATAAAATAAATTCTATACAAAAAACCCTGTCAAAAACCTTATTAAAAAATAAATCTATATTAATAAATGAGTGAATTAACAAAGTTATCCGCGAGCAGGATAAAAACCGCACAAACTTGCAGCTGGACATACTGGTGCAATTATAAACTTAAACTACCTGACGCAGGCAATGACGGATCAAGCAGGGGAACGATCTGCCATAATGTATTCGAGCTTCTTGGCGATCACCATCGCAATGAATTTGACAAAATAGTTGAAGACGGAACAATCTGGAATACTGAAGTGGTTGCCTCACAAGTCAAAAAAGAAGCAGAAGAACTGAGTGTAAGCGACAAAGAAAATCTTGATTTGATTGACGAAATGATTGTCAATGGATTACGTTGTGATTTCTTTGGAGAGGAAGACGAAAAGCCGGTTTCCGCAGAATCAGAGCGCTTCTTTGATCTAACCATTGACAAACCAGAACTCGGCATACGATATGCAATTCGAGGATACATTGACAAACTATTCGTATACAAAGACAATTCTGTAATCATTAGAGACTTCAAAAGCAGTAAATCTGTATTTAAGGGAAAAGAAATAACAGACAATTTACAAAATTTAATATATTGTCTGGCCGTAAAGCATTTAATGCCCAAAACAGAACCTCAAAGCGAGTTCCTTTTTTTGCGTTTTGACTTAGAAACAGATCTTCTAGGGAACACAGGAAAAGGTAGGCTAAAAATGGATAAAATTTCTCAAGAAGAACTGGAAGGCTTTGAGTACCAGCTCACTCAGTTTCAAAACTATCTTGATAACTTTGACGAAGAGACCGCAAAAAGCAATCTTGCCGCAACTCAAGACTACCCAAAAGATGGAACCTTTGGTGGTCCACTTGCCTGCGGTAAAGATGGTTATAAGATGTCAAGAGGAGAGCCGGTTCTTGACAAAAACGGAGAACCAATTAAAGCGTTCATATGTCCTTTTAGAAAGCCTAGAGAATACTGGGCCCTTAAAGACTCAGAAGGAAACTTAAAGAAAACTGCATTTATTGAAAATAAACACGAACTAGAGCTAGAAAAAGGAGATGAAATCATTAAAATGGAATATGAAGGTTGCCCACACTGGCAAAACAAAAAAGCTCTAGATGATTTCCTCGACTAAAAAATATATCGCTGCAGGAATAATCGCAAATTTTAAAGACCTTGTGCTGCTTGGCAGGCGGAGCAGGAACTGTCATAATTTAGCTGGACACTGGTCAGTGCCTTGTGGGATGATTGATCCAGGAGAAAATCCTGAAACGGCGGCAAAAAGAGAATTTTTCGAAGAGACGGGCGTCCGAGTAAATAAACAAATAAAATTCCTCGATGACTTTGAGGTTAAAGAGGCTGAATATTTTGCGTTATACTCGATGCAAATTGATGACCTCATCTTCCCAAGCAGTGACGCCATTGATGCAATAGAGCACGACGAATGGGGGTTTTTTAAAATCGAAAAAAAAAGTTTGCCAGAACCAATGACAAAAGAAACTAGAGGGTGTATATTAAAACTAAAATTATGAAAAAAATTATCGTAACAGGAGTAACCGGCCAAGACGGAAGTCATATGGTTGAGTATTTATTAAAGCATACAGATTATAAAATATATGGAGCCGCTAGAAGATTGAGTGTTAAAAACCATGAAAACATATTACATCTTGAAAATGAACCTAGATTTAAATTGATCAATATGGACCTTAATGATGCACACAGTATGCGAGATGTAGTAATTGACTTGCAGCCCGATTATTTTATCAATTTTGCGGCGCAGTCTTTTGTAGCAGGCAGCTGGGATTACCCAATACAAACATGGGACACTGACTCAAATGCTGTACTTCATATCCTCGAATCCATTCGTAGATTTGCGCCCGATTGCAGATTCTATAATGCTGGATCTAGTGAAGAATTTGGAGACGTGATATGCAGCCCGCAAAGCGAAACGCATCCATTAAGACCCCAAAGTCCATATGGAGCTGCTAAATGCGCTGCACGTCATCTCGTGCGGGTTTACAGGGAATCTTACGACCTATACGCAGTTCAAGGCTGGCTTTTCAATCACGAAGGAGTGCGTCGAGGCTTAGATTTTGTAACCCGAAAGATTAGTCATAGCATTGCAAAAATTAAAATTGCCCTAGAAAAAGAAAAAACAATTCCTGTATTAAAATTAGGAAACATTGAAGCTCAACGAGACTGGAGTGATGCAGAAGATTTTATGGAAGGTGTATGGCTAATGCTCAATCAAGATGCGCCAAAGAACTATGTTTTAGCTAGCGGTGAAATGCATACAGTTCGCGAGTTCCTCGAAGAAACATTGCAGTGTGCAGGCATTCAATTTAAAAGTGAAGGCGCGGAAGATAATGAAAAATATTATACCTTAGACGGAAAATTGATTTTCGAAGTTGATCCAAAGTTTTATCGACCAGCAGAAGTTCACGAATTGTGCGGTGATTGCAGTCTTGCGGAAAAAGAAATGGGGTGGGCTCGCAAAACTGACTTCACTGGACTGGTTAAAAAAATGTACGAAAACGATTATAAGTTATTATCAAGGTGAAAAACCAAAAAATATTCATTGCCGGACACAACGGAATGGTTGGCTCTGCAGTGCTAAGCCACTTAAAAGAAAATGGCTACACAAATACAATCGTTCGCACAAGAAGCGAGCTCGACTTAACCAAGCAAACTGATGTTAATCGTTTTCTTGGTAAAGAACGTCCAGATGCAGTAATTATCTGCGCAGCCAAAGTGGGAGGCATTCTAGCAAACAATACATATCGAGCGGACTTTATATACCAAAACCTCCAAATTGCTTCAAACTTAATTCACGGCTCGCACATATACAATGTGCAAAAATTAATCAACCTTGGCAGCTCATGCATTTACCCCAAAGATGCAGACATACCGATCGTTGAAGAAAGTTTATTGACTGGCGTGCTAGAAAAAACAAACGAACCATATGCAATTGCAAAAATAGCCGCAATCAAAATGTGCGAAAGCTATTACGAACAATATAATAGAAATTTTTATTCGATTATGCCTTGCAACATGTACGGACCACGCGACAACTTTGACCTAAAGAGCTCGCATGTTCTGCCTGCTCTCATTCGAAAAGTGCATGAAGCAAAAGAAAATGGCGCAAAAAGTATTGAAGTTTGGGGTACAGGAAAACCGCTTCGCGAATTTTTATATGTCGATGATCTGGCAGAAATGTCGACACACTGCCTAGAATGTGTCGACGCAATCGACGTATATGAACAAGGAATCTCGCACCTCAACTGCGGATCCGAAGATGAGGTCACCATTCTTGAATTAACAAACATCATACAACACGTCGTTGGCTATACAGGAGATATTGTTTTTGATAGCTCGAAACCTGACGGAACCTATCGCAAAAAAATGAACAACCACAGAATGATTAACTTAGGATGCAGGCCAAAACACACACTAAAACAAGGATTGCAGAAAACATACAATTGGTATTTAGAAAATAAACAAAAATTCGTGTAAATATTCTTTATGGGATCTTTACTTACGTGTACATCAACAAATAGACCGTCGGCCATCAAAGGAGATGTTTATTTTGAAGTGGACACCCAAAGACTTGTAGTCTACAACGGTAATTACTGGCTAAATTATTCTCCCTCGGGCAGCGGAGCCATTGTAGACACAATTAATGCAGCAAAACCTCTCCAAATAAAGTATGTAGCAACACTAGATGAAATGCTAGTGGAAGCAGCTAGTCCAGGAGACATGTTCTTGGTGGACAGGCAACATGCGAAAGCTAGAATAATTTTTGAACCAGAAAGAGCTTTAAACACGGATAACAATTTCGCAAGCGCAAATGCATCCAAGATTTACTTTCGGACTTCTAACACCTTAAAGACAAACAATTATAGATATTTTGAATTCAGAACCGATAGCCATAGGCAGCTGTATCATCACTATACCAGATTTAGAGTTTATGACGAAGACAAGTTTAATATTAGGGGAATAACAGACCCAGACTGGCAGGGCATGCATTACTTTAGAGATTTGATAAATCAAGAAGACAACGGTTTACATCCTAGTATCCAAAAATTTTCACAATTATCAGCCGGAGAGAAATATGAAATTATTAACCCAAACTTAACAGATTATACAAAAATAGGCGCCGCAACCAATACAGCAGAAGAAAGGTTTGTTTATAACGGCGAACCTGTAGAAAATATTGACGAAATAACTGACGAACAAATCAACCTAGTAAACACAAGCCTACATGGACTGTTTGACTTTGAAATATCTGGAGAATTTAATAACATATTAACAATCATCGACCCTTCTGAATTCTGGAGGTCTAGACCAACCATAAACTGGGGAAGCGGCTTTACAAATACAGTTCACCTTCCTTTAGACGAAGATTTTTCAACCCCGCCAAACATAACAATAGAACAATTTTCATCAAAGAAAGATTATCAATTAATATTTTTTGTGGGACTCAATCAATACATTTCTCTTTTAAATCCAAACAACAATTAAAATGGCAGACATAACCTCATACAGGAAAGATACAGAAAAAAATATTTTAGCCTCACCCCCAACCGCAGACGGGCAACTTGCATTTGCGACGGATACATATAAATTTTTTATATCTGTAGGGGATCATTGGTCGGTATATTATAATTCAAAAAACTTCGGAAAATATACTTTGGCAGATGGTTACGACTTAAATTATAAACCCATATACCACCTAGATGCATCAGACAGCTTTTTTTTGAGAAATTCTGCCGGCACCATACCAAGTCACCTAGATTCAGTAACAAAAATTATTTGCAAATCAACCAATAAAGAAATCACTGGAGCCAGCGCTACGGCCCCAAAATATATAACAGAGCCAGGGGTACCAACCGTGGGAGGGCAACTACATTCTGCATATCAAGACATAAGCAGCTATGCTTCAAGTGATATCTATACAGATAGATTTCATAACACGTATTGGTTTCGAAGCGATTTCTACTATGAAATAAAAGCCCTCGACTCCAACGTAAGCTTTGAAAAACTTGGTGCAAACAAAAATGAAATTGGCCATAGATTTTGGATGAGTGGACCCCTCGGAACGAATGCTTACATGAGGAATAATATAAAATTTGGAGACATATCAATCAAGGATATGTTAAAAGATAGTCGCTATACAATCAAAGACGACTCATATGATTTCACCTTAATAGGCTCAGAGACCAATTCTATAGGATCTGAATTTATTTACAACGGAAATGACTTGGCCCCCAAGCACGAATTGCAAAATTTAATCGAAGGAGACACTTATCAGATTTTAGAAAAAAATACTGAATTTGATTACACAGTTATAGGATCTAGTGACAATAATCATGGAACCCAATTTGTTTATAATGGAGAGCCCATAATTTCAACAGGCCTAGAAATATTGGTGTCTGAGCCAATTCCAGAAGTTCTTGTTACAGAAAAAGATTTTGCTGGAGACGGTATAGTAAATGCCTTTTTTCAAACAAGTTATGTTATGCCCAGATTTGAACCAGCAATGAAAGAAATTGACGATCAGTCAGACGCAAGGATCGGGCAAATGCCCACCCTTCAATTTTCAACCGGACAGTCTTTAGAGTATGATATATATGCGCACAATCAAAAATATAGCGGATTTGGATTTACAACGTTTCTTGTTTTAAGAATCAATTACGATATCCTCAGAAAATACGCTCAGGTTAACGGTAATACCCACCTTTATAATCAATACAGTTATAGCTGGAGAGGTCTTTTTTCGGGAGGAAATCTTGGTTCAGTAGCACACGGGGCTACTCTTTATCCAGATCAGAGATTTTATGTTGACTGGATGTCTACGGTGACTGATTTCAGCAGCAATGGTCCAGCATATGGAATACCATTCATAATGTGTATGAGAAGCGAAAACTCAGAGTCTGGTTCATCTGCTTATGGATTAGATTGGCAAGGTCCCAGGGGTGGAGGCACAGGGGGTTTAAACAATACATCAACCATTGGATACCATAGCAGAAGCGTCACTACCGGACTTTATTATGAAACATTTTACGGAGGGTTAATGTTGAACAAAAGTAAAAGAAACGGAGCTCGCGCAGGCATGGAATTTGCAGAGCTTATTGCCTTTGACAATTATCTCAACGAAACCGAGTGCGATATAGTCGGAAAATATTTATCAAATAAATGGAAAACTCCATGGCAAGTAATTTCTCCAATTGGAGATGACTATAGGCAAGTTTTAAATCCTTTTCCAGAAATCACAACACCAAGTAAATCACTTAAAGAATTATATCCAAATCAATAAAACATGAAAACATTCACAGACAGATTAATCTCAGCGCTTTCCAGTAAAGTTTCTGACCACAATAAAAGAAATGAAAATAAAGTTACACTATCTCAGCTTCAAAAAGTTTACCGAAGAGGTTGTGAAATGTTCGATGATTTTTCAAAACCCGGCAAAAGCAGGGGTCAATGGGCGCTTGCGAGAGTAAATTTATTTCTCAAAATGGTGAAAGGATCAAAAGTTCACGACAGCTACAGAAAAGCCGATCAAGATATAGCTAAAGCAGGCTTTATAGTTGACGATGGAACGCGAGAGGAGGATAAAATCTTTACAGAAGAAGATCTGATACAAGCAAATATAGATATAAAAAAATTACAACTTCAAGAAGACCCTGAATTTACAAATGAAATGTGGGGCACAATTTTTATTGAAACAGAGGAACTTGGCTTCGAGGAATACATTGATGAACAAAGCTGGGCCGCCGAAGCTAATAAAGGAAAAAAATTAAACAAACCTTTTCGCACCCCCGGAGGACCGAAGAAATTTTCTGTTTATGTGAAAAACGAAAAAGGGAACGTTGTTAAAGTAAACTTTGGTGACCCAAACATGGAGATCAAGCGCGACGACCCAGGTCGCCGAAAAAACTTTAGGGCTAGACATAACTGCTCTAATCCTGGCCCAAAAACAAAAGCTCGCTATTGGAGTTGTAAGATGTGGAGTAAAAAAAGCGTAACCAAAGTGACCAAAGGCGAAGAAAGCACAGAAGAAATTGAAGAAGCAGAAGAAACGGCAGAAGCAAAAAACGGCCTATGGGATAATATTAGAAAAAAGAAAAAAAGAGAAGGTAAAAATTACAAACCCGCAAAGCCAGGAGATAAAGATCGCCCAAGTAAAAAAGCCTGGAAAAAAGCTCAATCCGCAGACGACGAAAAAGAATTCAAGCCCCACATGATGTATGACCCAAAAACAGGAAAAGGTATTGAAGCAAAAACCTACAAAGATCATCTTGCACTGAAAGACAAAGGTTACACTCACAACAAACCGACCCCCTCAAAAGCTGGCTATAGAAACAAAAAAAATGGATGATTATTGTG